ACCCGCGTGGCCCCGTCGACCCGCGCCGCTATGCTGGCGCGTTCAACATGGCCGAATTTATGCGCAGGCAGCATGAGGCCGCTGCGAACGCGGCTCAGAAGCGCCGAGATGAGGTACAAACCGCCATGGACTATGCCGCGCGTCTTCGCAGGAAGCACCGAAAGGGGTTAGATTAGCCATGTGCGCAATGTGGAAAACTGCTCCACTTCGAGTGGAAATCCGTTCCATTCCGTGCTCACGTCGCTCCACTCCGGGATTCTCCCGGGCAAGGAGCGCGCTATGAGAAGCTTGGCTGCCACCTACAGAAAGCTCAATGCGGAGGACTGCCAATGAGCCGTCGCCCCGCCCCGTCTTGGTACGCCTGCTATGCCGAGGATCTCCTCTCCGCAACGCGCGGCCTTAAGCCCATGGTCCGCCTGCTCTACATGGAGGTGCTGAACCTCATCTATCGGTACGACGGTAACCTCCCCAACGATGACCGCCTCATCGCCTCCGCGCTCTGTACCGACATCCGGCAGGTGCGAGCCAACAAGCGAATCCTCATCGAAATGCGGAAGCTCTACGTCGGCGCCGACGGCACGCTCCGCAACCGCCGATGCGATGTCGAACTCGCAAAGCGGCGCAAGATCACTGCGGCGCCAGTCGCCGATCAGTCAGAGAGCACTCCGGGAGCACTCAGTGAGCACTCTGAGATCGCGGCAAAAAACCCTGAAAAATCAAAGCCCGACGACACACACTACACTACACTACAGGACAGAAAGAAAAGTGAAGAGAAGAATCACCAGCCAGCCAGCAGTGAATCCGTAGCCCCGAGCGAAGGGCTGGCTGGCTCGCTGTCGGATCGAATGATCGCTGCTGTTGAGCGGTGGGGTGGAATGACAACCCTGAACGCCCGGCAGTGGCTTCGATCGACGGTCGAGCTTTTTGGGCAAGCGGCAACCGCGGAAGCGTTCCACAAGCTCGAAACCGACATGTCAACCGGCATGATCGTGAGCCGTCCGATCAACGCCTGGACGTCGATTGCCCGCCGCCTCAAGGCCGAGGGGGCGCCGAAGGCCGCCGGGGCTCCCTTGTACGACGAGGACGCCGTCGCTCGGAAGCTAGCCGAAATGAAGGCCCACTCCGCCCGCCTGCGTGCTGAGTCGGTCGCTCGCCAGAACGGATCAGCGGGGGCCTCATGCTGAAGTTTAACCGTTTAACCATCGCGTTCGGCAAGCCCAAGTCGGAAGACGAGGTTGCGTACTACGCCGAGTGCGCGGGTGCGATCGAGGAGTTCGAGCACGACGCCTCGATCTGGGAGGACGCGATGTCGCTCCTTGTGCGCACCGGCAAGTATCACCGGTTCCCGCTCCCGTCGGAGTGCCGCACTGCGTGCCTGAACGTGCTGGCTCAGCGTTCCGAGGCCGCCCGCCTGAAGGGTGCGGCGGCGACCGCCAGAAAGCCCGACCCGGCCGTCGAGTGGTCCAAGGAGGCCATCGCGCTGGCCGACACGCTGATCCGGTGTCCTCTCGGATCGCAAGCTGCCAACGAGGGCTGGGTGCTCGGGCTGCACAGCTTCTGCCGCAAGCACCGCCGCTTGCCCAATGACCATGAGATCGGTGCGCTTCGCCTGTCGGCTCAGTCTCTGGACGAGACCTATGCCGCACTAGCTTGCGCCAACCATCCGGCGAAGTCGGCGCTGATGAAGCTTGGCGCCTCTCTTCTCGCGCGCCGTGACCGGTGCGGTCGCGTCACCGATGGAGAGGTTCTGCCGTAGTTATTTGTTGCGTTTGGTTGCGTGTGTTCGCCTGCCATGCCGCGGGCGCTGGTCGAGATAACGTCGAAGGAGCACACGATGTTAAAAATCAACACATCCCGTCGGGGACACGATGCCTATTGCGAATGCGGCGAGGGCTTCCACCGCCCTCCCGGCTCGCAGAAGCGGCGTTGCCCCGAGTGCACGTACGCGGAGAACAAGCGCGTTGAGAGGGGCCGCCGCAAGGCCCGCCGGCAGGAAGCGTGCGGCAAGGCCTCCCCTCGCAAGCCCTCGCTTAGTCCGTTCGCCGATGTGGGGTTCTGTCCGAGCGACGAGGAACTGATCCGGCGTCGCCGCTGTCTTCTCGTCGAAGAGCCGATATCCGAATAGCCACGTCCGTGGATTTTCGCCGTCGGTGTGATTGACGGCTCAAATGATGACGCCCAGGTGTGAGGGAGCACTCTCACGACCTGGGCGTATGCGGCTCAAAACTCACACACATGAGAGCCGGTTGCAGGAATATAATATCAGGATCACGTCCGAACAATGGCCACCGCCCCAATTCCATATATTTTGGCTCAGACTGGCTCCAAACGTCCGGTCCGCACGCTGGTGTATGGCGCGTCGGGCGAGCCGCTGTTCCGCACCATTCCGCGCAACGCTTGGGGTGAGCCGCTGATCATCATGGCTCCCGGCGACATCTTCACCGTGCGCCTGGACCTCACCCACCGGCTCGAGCCGGGCGAGGGCATCCTTGAGGTCACCGCCAAGGGCGCTGGGTGCATGGCCGAGTGCCAGTACGATGCGACCAGCGTGCGCCTGATCCTGTCGAATGTAACTGGCCTCTGCGCAGGGGACGGCATGGGCGTTGGCCGGCGGCATCACCACAATGCCGTGGTGTTCGTCCGCTTTTCGTCCGGAGACACGCTGACGCAGCGCTTCGAGGTCCGTCAATTCAACCGCGTCGGTTCCGAGCACGATCTGGCGCCGGGTCAATTCAGCCGGGGGATACCGAACTGATGCTGTACGCGACCGTCGATATCACGCAGCAAATGCTGCAGATGACGCCGCTACCGGGCGCGTCGCCGAATACTGCGGTGACGACGTGGAGCCAGGACGTGGTTGCGAGCGTGCTCGGGCGCCTCGGGATCTACAACATCAGCTTTACGCCGACGCCGCCGACCGACACCACCCAGCTTTGGTGGAACCAGGGCAACCCGCCCACCGGTGTGCCTGGGTCGTTCTTCACCTACGATGCCATCAATCAAGTCTGGGTTCCGCTGACGCCGACGCTGTTCAAGCAGTGGTTTGCGGCCCAACTTCGCCAGAGCATCTTCGATTCAACAACCGGCACCACGGCGCCGACGATTGGTACCGGTCCGGGTCAGGCGAAGATCGGCGACTTCTGGTGGGACCCGGTTGGTGATCGCTGGTACATCGCGACCTCGGTTGCGCCTGGCGTCGCCTACTGGATTGACGTTTCAGGCGGCCAGATCGACGTGAATGCGATCATCGCTGCGGCCGGTCCGTCGCTGCAGACCGGCAACCTCATCACGCGCGGCTCGGATCAGAAGCTGTTCCTCAGCCAAGCGATGCTCGCGCCCGACATTCATGTGAGCGGCGCAACCATCAACGCGGCGAATAACCAGGTGACATTCACCGAGAGCGGTGGCGGCCCAAGCGTCGTGCTCGACCTATCGACGCTGGTGAGCATTTCAGATCTTCAGGTGGCGTCGCCTACTCCTCCGGCCGCGCCGTTTCGTGGGCAGGAATGGAACAACACCACGAACGGGCAGGTTTCCAAGTGGAACGGCACGTCGTGGGTGCAGCTGTTCTAGGGGGATAAATGAGCATCTTTCCAGCCTCCCCAACGAATGGCCTGATCGTCACCGATACGGACGGGACGCAGTACCAGTTCTCGGCAGCATCCAATTCCTGGGTGCTCTATGCGCAGGCCGCTCAGGCGACGGCTAACAAAGCTATCACCAACGCCGCTGCTGCTCAATCGACGGCGAGCCAGGCGGCCAGCGACCTAGCTGCGGAGGTAACAAGAGCTAAGGCCGCGGAGGCCGCTGCCGCTACATCCGCGTCCAATGCTCAATCGACGGCCAACGCCGCCATTGTGCAGGCGACGTTTCAAGTCAGCGCCGCATCCCCTCCGGCCACTCCGTTCGCCGGTCAGGAGTGGCGCGATACGGCCGATGGCTCTGTCTACAAGTTGAACACCGTCTCCTGGATTCAATTCGCATAAGGACACCAACCGATGTCATTCCCGACAGCCCCTACCGATGGGCAAGTTTATACGAGCCCGGACGGAATTGAATACCAGTACGTGCTGGCGAACAATGCGTGGAAGATCTACGCAGTGACGGCTGCAGGCCTCGCCACAGGCGTGCTGACGGCGGCTATGATCGATAGCGCGCTGGGCTACACGCCTGCCGACGTCGCATCTGTACCCACTCTGCCCATCGGGACTGCGGGTATTGCCAACGGTGCCGTGACAGGCCCGAAGCTCGGGCCGATGAACGATTTGTCCGCGGCGCAGATCGAGGCTCTGGCGGCGTCCATGGCCGCTGATGCGACCGCGGATGCGTCTCTGCGCTCAGCCATGGGCAACGCGTTTGTGCATTCCAGCGCGGCGAACAACGTTGATATCAGTTGGTCGGGAACAGCCCTGGTCGCACACGTCGATGGCACCTCGGTGCCCCTGGGTGGGGGTGGAGGTCTCGGCACAACGTGGACGAACGTTGCAGCCAGCCGCGCAATGGGGGTTACGTACACCAACACCAGCGGGAAAATGATCATGACCTCAGTTTCGTTTGGGCAGTCAACCGTTGGGTTCCAGGCGGTGGTGAATGGCCTCGTTATCGGCTCCACTGCTTCCGCTCAGGGATACAATGAGAACAACCTGACATTTCTGGTCCCATCCGGCGCAACATACTCCGCGATCATTACGTCAGGCGGAGGCACCCAAGTGCTCTACCAGTGGACTGAAATGATCTGATAAAATTGAAAGGAGTGATACTCAATGACGATATCAACGCCCGCTACTCCCCCTACCCCTGCACCTGTAACCCCGCCACCCGCGCCGCTGGCGCTCGCCTCGTCCTTTGCCGATATGTATACGAAGGACGCCAAGGGCACCGTGTATTTCCTCTCGGCGCAGGACCAGGCCAACGCCATAAACCGCGGTCTCGACCTGCCCCATGCGTCGCTGCCCAAGATCACGGCAGCCGAGGCCATGGCCCTGACGCAGCCGCCCCCCGTGCCGCTCAAGGAGCAACTCACAACCTACCTCAAGAACAAGTACGGTGCCCTGATCGCGGCCGGCGCCGACACGGCACTTGCGCGCCCGGTGCTGCAAATCGTTCTCTCCGGCATCAATGCCGTCCCCCCAACCATCACCACCACGGCGCAGATCGATAGCGCTGGGTGGCCACCTGCTCTCATGTGAGGAACCGATGAAGATAGATGTGTGGTCTATCTCTGCTTTGCGCGATTGCATCGGCTACGACCCTCAGACCGGCGTATGGCGATCTAGCACGCCGATCATTGGCGCCCGGCATCGCGGATACCAGATCATAGGGTTCATAATTTCCGGCCGCTACAAAACGGTGGCTGCCCATCGCTTGGCATGGGCGATCCACTATGGGGAGTGGCCGAGCACCAATGTTGACCATGTCAACTGCGTGAAGGATGACAATCGGATATGCAACCTACGGCTCGCGACGAAGGCGGAGAACGGGTGGAACACCCCAGCTCCGCGTCGCAACAAGTCCGGCGTCAAAGGTGTGTGCTGGTCAGAGGAGAGGCAGAAATGGTGCGCCATGATCAGCGTGAACAACAAGAAAATCGCGCTGGGTCGATTCGACACCATAGATGAGGCAGCCGCTGCTCGCGCGGTGGCCGCGGAGAGATACCACGGCGAATTCGCGAGGCATAAATGAAGGTTGCTCTTTGGGACATCGAGCGGGTTAAGCCATACGATCGTAACCCGCGCGCCATCAGCGCAAAGGCCGTCGACAAGGTTGCGGCTTCCATCAGAGAGTTAGGGTTCCGCGTCGCAATTGTGGTTGACGCGGATGGCGTGATCATCGCGGGGCACACGCGTCTCAAGGCCGCGCAGCAGCTTGGGCTGAAGCGAGTGCCGGTCACCGTTGGCGACGACCTGACACCCGCGCAGGTGAAAGCGTATCGGCTCGCGGATAATCGGGTCGCTCAGGAATCGGAGTGGCTCGATGACGTGCTCGCGTCCGAACTGGAGGCGCTACAGGCGCTCGACTTCGATCTGGCCATGACCGGCTTCGATCTGGACGAACTGAATAAGCTCCTCCTAACGGAAGACGACCTGGAGCGCGCCGAGGCCACTCCGGAACCGCCCGAGCACCCGCTCTCCGAGCCCGGCGACCTATGGCACCTTGGTGATCACCGCATCATCTGCGGTTCCTCGATCGAGGCCCACGTCGTCGGTCGGTTGCTGGGTAAGGTTAAGCCGCACCTTATGGTCACGGATCCACCCTATGGCGTGGAGTACGACGCTTCGTGGCGCGATGGCGCTGGGCTCGCCAACGGCGCCGACACGGCCAAGGGCAAGGTGTTGAACGACGACCAGGCCGATTGGCGCGAGGCGTGGGCGCTGTTCCCCGGCTCCGTCGCCTACGTGTGGCACGCTGGCGTGATGGCCGACGTCGTCTACCAGTCGCTGAAGGCCTGCAAATTCAAGATCCGGAGCCAGATCATTTGGGTGAATCCCCGCCTGGCGATCAGCCGCGGCGACTACCATTGGCAGCATGAGCCGTGCCAGCCGGCGGGAACTTTGGTGCAAAAAGTTGTAGAAGCTCACGCGACTGAGGTTGGGCGTCAGGGGACGTTCGCAGACATAGAATTGGTCCCAATTGAAACCCTCAAAGATGGCGATCATGTCGTTAGCTATAACGCTTACGAGAGCGTTGTTCGCAAGCGCGGCCGGGCCGTGACTAAGGCGGTGAGGCGCGACTATGACGGGAACATGCATTCTATCCGCGTCGGCGATCTACTCACGCGCGCAACCGCAGAGCATTCATTCACGGTTCGCTTCTCCCCCGACGCGGCAGACATGCACGTTGTGTACCTGATGCGCTCTGGAGAGCGTTGGCGAGTGGGGCGCTGCCGGTTGTTCAACTCTCTGGGATTTGGGCTTGCTGTTCGCCGTCGCCAAGAAGGAGCGGACGCGGCCTGGGTGTTGTCGGCCCATGATGACGCGCAGTCGGCTCAGGTTGCCGAACAGGTCGCCAGCTGTGTGTACGGCATCCCGACAACTTGCTGGGAAGCGTCCGCGCGTCAGCCAGACAAGGTCGACGTGCATCGCAACAAGGATCATGTCGCCGCAATCTATTTGAAGATCGGGCACCATCGCCTTGCTGATGGCGTCTCTCGCCTATTCAGCGATTTCGGCCTCAGCCAACATCGCCCTCTTATCTGCGCAGATGGAGAGAGGTCAAGCCGCTCACAATCAAAGCGTGTAGCCGCTTGTAATTTGGTCCCTGGCATCATGCAGGTTCCAGTTCCGACCGATGGAGACAACTTCGAATGGCGCACCATTGAGTGCGTTGAGTTCGAGCCTTTTGTTGGTGAGGTCTACTCAATCGACGTCGATAAAGACGAGCACTACGTTGCTGACGGCATCGTCACTCACAATTGCGCGTTCGCCTCGAAGTCCCCCAAGGACCAATGGACCGACCGCTTCGATGTCGAGCACGACGATCTCGCCTATGCCGTGAAAGACGGTAACCCGGGTCAGTACCATGGTGGCCGTAAGCAATCGACCACCTGGCACATCGAGCATCGCAAGTCCGAGACGGGCCACTCGACGCAGAAGCCCATCGCCTGCATGCAGCGCCCGATCGAGAACAACTCCACCGCCGGCCAAGCGATCTATGAGCCGTTCAGCGGCTCGGGCACCACCATCATGGCCTGCGAACTTTCCGGCCGCATCGCCTACGCCGTCGAACTCCACCCCCCATACGTCGACGTTGCCCTCAACCGGTGGGCTACCTTCGTTGGTGGTTACGACAAGGTGTTCCTCGAAAAGCCCGACGGCACCCGGGTTCCCTATGCCGACGTTGTGGCCGAGCGCGGCTGGGCACCAGACGCAAAGCCCGAGCCGAAGCCGAAGGCGAAGCCCAAACGCAAAGAGAAGGCCGCATGAACACGCTCCACACGCCCACCACAGCCTCACACACGCCGTCTGAGCCTAACCCGCTGGCCGACGCTGCTGCCGACGTGAAGACGGCCGAAGCGTACCGCGCTCAGTCCCAGGTGCTTCTCGAAAGCGCCAAGGCTGCCTACGCCGATGTGCGGAGTATCCCGCTCATGGAAGATCTGCCCGACGGCAGAGTTCGGATCAACAAGCGGGTTGCGACCAGCAGAAAGGCCCTGCAGCAGGCCGAGCACCGCTTCAACGTCGCGCTCGACCTCGTAAAGCAGGCCAAGCGCAACCTTGCTCGCATCAAGCGCCTCGCAGGCCCAGCCCCGGAGATCGTATCGTGACGCAGTTCCTCACCGCCATGCGCCCGTTCATTCAGACGGTATCGCTGCTGTTCGCCCTCCTAGCTGCCATCAAGGGGCTGCAAGACCTCGTGCCGGCGCTATCGTTCATCCACATCAGCGGCACGGCCCAGGGCTACGCCATCATCGCAGGGGGCATCGGCATCGCCGCCTGGGGAGGTGGTCGTGGCTGACGCCGTCGATGGCCAACTGATTGAACTCGGGCGCTACAAGTCGCTTGAATCCGCCGCCTCCGCTCGCGCAGTAGCCGATGCGCGCTACTTTGGAGAATATGCGAGGAAACCATGAGCAAGCCTCAACGCAAAACGCAGGCCGAATATGGCCGTCAGGGCGGCAAGACGCCCCCAGCCGATGGTAAGCGGCGCGGCCTTAAGAAGGGCGCTAAGCTGGACAAGAAGCCGCCTCCGCCTCGCATGCCAGATGCGGTTCTGGAGGCGAAGAAAACCGGCAGGCCGCCCAAGCTGCAGGCCGACGAAAGCACGATTGCCATGGTTGAGGGGTTGTCGGGCATCGGCAGCACCGACGAGGAAATCGCGTCGATGCTCAACGTGAGCACCGCAACGCTCTACGCGTTTCTAAAGGCCAACAAAAGCGTTCTGGAGGCCCGCGAACGCGGCGGGATGAAGTTCCGTATCTCCATTAGGCGCAAGCAGTTCTCGATGGCTGACAAGAACGCCAGCATCTTGATTTGGCTCGGGAAGCAATACCTCGGGCAGAAGGACGTCGTAGAGGTCACCAATGAGGACGGACCAAACCGCACCGAGGCTCTCGCGAGTGATCGCGCCCGAGCGCTTGAGCTCGCTGAACGCCTCGGATTGGGCTCTCCTGCGGAGGACGTGGGAGGAGGAACGCAGAACGCGGGCGCGCGCAAGCTACCGGGAATTTCTGAAGTCAATTGACCTCCCGGGCGCTCCGCTCGATCCCGACGACCCTGAGTGCGAGACGTTCTACCCCGTCCGCATTCGCCCGGCAGCCCACCACGATCTTCTGATCGACGTGATGGAGGCCATGGTTGAGGGCGGCGTGCAAACCCCCAGCGGCATCGTCAAGCGGGTCATGTTCTTCCTGCCGCCTGGTGCGGCCAAAAGCACGTATGCCTCGGTTGGCTTCCCGCCGTACTTCATGGGCCGCAAACCGCGCCAGCAGATCCTGGCCTGTTCGTTCGAGCAGTCTCTGGCGCGCTCGTTCGGCCGCCGTTGCCGTTCGGTGGCGAAGAGCGAGGATTTTCGCGATATCTTCGGCATCGGCCTCTCTGCGGAAACCAGCGCCGCGGACGAGTGGGATCTGCAGAACGATAGCGGCTATCTCGGGCGGGGCATCCGCGCCGGCATCACGGGCCGCCGTTGCGATGTCGGCATCATCGACGACCCCGTGCGCAACCGTGCTGACGCAGACAGCGAGGCGATCTCCACCGCGACGTGGGAGGAGTACAACTCGTCGTTCCTCACCCGGCTGAAGCCGGACGCGTGGCAGATGCTCATTCAGACGCGCTGGAGTCATCTCGATCTCGCTGGGCGGCTTCTTCCGGACAACTACGACGGACGCACCGGCATCGCGCGCTGTAAGGACGGCCATTACTGGTACGTCGTGAACCTGCCGATGATTTGCGAGCGCCGCGACGATCCCTTAGGGCGCGCTCCCGGCGATCTCCTCTGGCCGGAGTGGTTCAAGGCCGAGGATATGTTCAAGATCCGCGATAACCCCGCGCGCGCTCGCGATTGGGCCTCGCTCTACCAACAGCGTCCGTCGCTCGACGAGGGCCTGTTCTTCAAGAAGGAATGGTTCGGCTGGTATCCCGTCGTGCCGGAATACTGCCGCTTCTATGGCGCGTCGGACTTCGCCATCACGTCCAACGGCGGCGACTGGACCGTGCACCTGGTCTTCGCCGTGTGTCCGGTGGGAAACATCTACATCGTCAAAGTCTGGCGCCAGCAGTGCACAACCGACGTCGGTGTCGACGCCATGCTCGATCTGATGCGCGACTACGACACCCTGAATTGGGCAACCGACCGCGACCAGATCGTCAACTCGATCGGCCCGTTCATCCGCCGCCGGATGGAGGAGCGCAAGATCTACGGCGCCATGGAGCAGTTCTCGATGGGGCGCCAGGACAAGGCCATGCGCGCCCGGTCCTTCCAGGGCCAGCTTGCCCTCGGCGCCACCGGCCCCAAGCGCGTGTTCCTGCCGACAATCTCCGTCGATGCGAGCCACCCCTGGGTCGAGGAGTACGTGCGCGAGCTAACCCAATTCCCGACCGCCGCGCATGACGACCAGGTGGACGCCTCGGGCCTCGTCGGGCGCTTGCTCGACTCCATGGTCGAAGGCCATATTCCCCCGCCCGCCGTCGTCAACCACCTGGACGACTACGTCGAGCCCGGCCGTAGCGATGCACCCGATAACGACTGGCAGACCGTGTGATGCCTGGGGATGGGTGGCGATCGAACCTCGACTTGCGCTCGAGAATGTGGAATAAATTTCCACAAAATGGAGGGCGCATCATGTTCGATATCATCGACCAAACTGGCCGGCTTCTTGGGAAGGTGGCGGGGCAAGTCGCAGCAAGGTACGGCGTGCCGTCGGAGCTTCGTCCGGTGGTCATTCCCATGCTGTCGGAGGCACCCGCTCTTGCGGTGGCTGATCCCGCAGCGACTGTAAACCATCAGCTTGTCCGGTTCCGATGGGTGTCCGTTCGTCACGAGGCCTCCGAGGGCGCTCATGTGCAACTTTGGTTCCTGATGGCCGATGGTCAGCTGCCGGAGAGCCTATGGCGCTGTGACGGCTTCCTGCGGCTCGATGGCCTGTTCGATCCGGTGCCTACCGCGCAGGACTACGGCGCCAACGTCGTGCCGCTGAAGCGCCCCCGGCAGGTGCGCGACATCCTGCACATGGCTGGTGATGAAGGGGGCGGACCTTGATCTACGGCTCCGTCTGCTCCGGCATCGAGGCTGCGTCCGTCGCCTGGCATCCGCTCGGTTGGCGTCCGGCGTTTTTCAGCGAGATCGAGGCGTTTCCGCGCGCGGTCCTGAAGCACCACTATCCGCACGTACCGCTGCACGGCGATTTTACAACGATTGGGGCCAACGACTATGCAGCTATCGATGTTCTCGTCGGAGGCACCCCGTGCCAGTCGTTCAGCATCGCCGGTCTCAGAGGCGGATTGGATGACGAGCGTGGTAACCTGGCGCTCGAATTTTGCCTCCTGGCTCGCCGCCTGCGCCCCCGCTGGGTCATCTGGGAGAACGTCCCCGGTGTGCTCAGCATGGACCGGGGAGGGGCTTTCGCCTCCATCCTCGGAGGGCTGGCAGAATGCGGGTATGGTCTCGCCTACCGAGTGCTGGACGCTCAGTTTGTCCGAGTGGACGGGTTTGGCCGGGCTGTCCCTCAACGACGACGGCGTGTGTTCGTTGTCGGATGTGCTGGAGACTGGCGACGTGCCGCAGCGGTACTATTTGAGCGCGAGAGCCTGCTCGGGAATTCTCCGCCGCGCCGCCAAGCGGGGCAAAACCCTGCCCCCACTCTTAGCGCGCGCACTAAGGGCGGTGGCGGACTTGGAACCGACTTCGACTGCGACGGAGGATTGATCGCGAGCGATGTTGCGCCGTGCCTGCGGGCGGGCGGAAACTCTACAGGCGGTGATAGACCATATGGCACCGACGCTGATACGTGCGACAGCTTGCTCGCATTCGGCGGTAACAACCAAGCCGGTCCGATCGACGTAGCGAACGCGCAGACCGCGCACGGCGGCTCGGGGCGTTTTGACTTCGAGAGCGAGACGTTCGTGGCCGTGGCTGGCACACTCGACACGGCAGGAAACAAGGGCGGCACGACACAAGATGCGTTTGCGGGCCGACTGTTGCCGGTTGTCTTCGACGAGACCCAGATCACCAGCGCCGCCAATCGCAGCAACCCGGCGCAGGGAGATCCGTGTCATCCGATCCCAGCCCACGGCCGCGCGCCGACGCTGGCCTACCGCACTACGGGGAATGACGGCTGCTACGAGACCGGCGACGTCACGGATTGCCTGAATACGGGCAGCGATCCGGCTGCTATTACGTTGTTAGAGTTTTCGGGAGAATGCCATGCCTGCCCATCGCAAACCGACTCCGGAGCGCTATTGCGTGGAGTGCGCAGCGCGCTTGGAGAGGAAGCGTTTGCCCAATGGGGACTTGGAATACTTGATACACTTCAATCGCCGGAAATTCTGCGATCAGCGCTGCATGGCAGCGAACTTCGACCAGCGGCATTCTCCAGACGTTGGGTGGTCTACTGCGCATTATCACGCGAGGAAGATCGTTCCGCAGGGGCCGTGCAATCGCTGCGGGAATCCTTTGGCGAGAGATGTCCACCACAAGAATGGCAACCATCTCAACAACTCGCCCGAGAACTTGGAGCGTATTTGTCGGAGTTGTCACAACGAGGAGCACAAGCCGAAAGGCTCATGCACGATCTGTGGGAAGCCGCAGAAGGGGTTAGGCTACTGCGACAAGCACTATCAGCGGTTCAAAAAGTACGGCGACCCGCAAGCAGTGAAGGTAAATCAACACTCACCAGTTGGCAGGTCAGAAGATTGACGGTCGAAGAGTGCGAGTTTTTGCAGGGCTTCCCGCGAGGATATTCTGCGGTTCCCTACCGCGGCAAGCCCGCCGCCGATGGCCCACGCTACAAAGCGCTCGGTAACTCGATGGCTGTCAACGTCATGCGCTGGATCGGGCGCCGGATCGAAATGATGGAGAGCGCACCGTGAGCTTGCCCCTTCTGCGCCGTCCATCGGGTCTGCTCCCGCCCCAGCAGCAGCGCGTACTCGACTTCGTTCGCGCCGAGATCGACGCCGGTCGCGGGTTCCCGTCTAACAAGGCCATTGCGCTGCACATGGGCTGGAAGAACGAGGCTAGCGCTTACGGCTGCCTGGCGCGTCTCACCCGGCGCGGTGCCGTTGTCGTCGTCGGCAACCAGCGGCGCGAGCTTGTCGACCCCGACACTAACTAGCAACCCGAAAGGAACACCATCGGACTTGCCGTTCTAGCCCTCGCTGATGGTCCCATCGCGTAGGGACTTGAGGAGGCGCTGGAGCCGTCCTTCCTTTCGCCGCTGGTAGGCATCAAACCCTGCCGCGGCGCTTTCGCGTTCGGACCGTGCCTTCGACAGCCCCGGGAAGATCAGGTTCAGCCAGAACTCACGCATCGGTCATTCTCCCCAGCCGATTGTCGGCTCTCCGTCGTGCAGGTGGTCCCATAGATACCAGGCATGGATGGCACTGGGTCCGCCCAACGGCTTGAGCCCGGCAACCTTGCGCCTGGCGTTTTCCTCCGCTGGATCGAACCACACGATTCGACGGGTGAGCGTGACCTTCTTAGCAAAGATCGGGCAGTCTGCGAACAGGTGCCGGCGCGTCTTGGCGTGGTCGAAGTCGTTGCTCAGCAGCATGGCAACCCGGCCACCGCCCCCGAATTGGAGTGTGAGGGCACGCTCGACGAAGGCTTGCGCCATGCAGTACGGCGGGTTGGTTATGATGTCGACTCGGCTCGGCGAGGTGAGCGGAGAATTGAGCGGTCCCTGCCGCATGAAGTCGAACTCCGGCCCCATCGCGATATCGGTGCCGACGACCGAGGTGATGCCGTGATCCTTGAGCGCTCTGATGATGGCGCCGTTACCGCAGGCTGGCTCCCACACCGATTCGATGTCCGGCATGTGCGGAATGAGGGCGAGCGTCACCCAGGTCGGCGTGGAATACAAATCTAGAGGTTTCCGGGCGTAGTCAGAGTTGCGTTGGGCCATGGGCTTTCCCCCTCACGGTGCGTGCTCTCACCCAGGTGTCGAGGTCGGCTGGCGTATAGATGCAAGCTTTGCCGGATTTCGTCATTGCAGGCCCCTTCCCCAAGCACTCTAACTTTGCCAGCGTCTGCACGCCGAGATTTATGCAATGCCGTTCGCGCAAGTATTGAGAAGCCTCCCGTCGCCCCATGCGGTGTGGATCTGGCCTCCGCTCCGGCCCCGGCGGGAATTCGATGCGAAATGGGGCTGTGGCCAGAGCTATCGCAACGTCGATTTCCGCGGCCAACGCGGCACGGGCAGCGCCCTCGACAGCTTTGTTGCTCATGACGATCCAGCGGGCCGCGATTTCTGCTCCCCTACTCATCGCTTCGTCTCGCAATGTTTGCATGCCGCGGAGCCTTCATGCCCTCACCCTCCCGCGGCTGGGCCTGTACTGAACCACCACCGGGCGCACTGACGCTGGCGACGGCAGGCCATCGACTTCGCTGATCTGCCGCTTGTGTACAGTGATCACATCGCCGCTCGTGAGCCGGACGACGGCCCAACTCACTCCGCCATCTGGGTCATCGTGAAGGTATTCGCCGCGCTGGCCGTTGAGCCACTTGAGCTTGCTCGCTATCCGAACTCTCATGTTAGTCCCTGCTCCATCTGTCATAGTCATAATCCTCCCGGCATGACGTGCACTCACATGTGTTGTGCCCTGTCGGCCGCCGTCTCTCACGCAACCACGCCAAAATTCGCCTCATCATCGCCGCTCTCCGCTTGGCACCGTGATGTCGATGACCTGAACACCGAACCCCGCGCTGTGCAGCGCATCGAGTATCGTCGCGGAGAAGTCGCGGGGCTTCTGCAGGCTCGATGCGGCGTCAGCATAGATGCTCTCGATGATGCCGTGCAGGCGGCGCTGCTGGAGGGGCGTCATGGGGTGCTCCTATTGGACCTGAATGGTGAGGTAGACGCACTGGCCGTTGTTCAGCCGGATCACGAGGCCTTCGTCGGTGGTCAGAACCCCGACTTCCTCGAATGTGCGGATGCCCTGGATCTGCGGTGCTGTCTCGTCGCCAGCTTGATCGGCCAGAGCCTCGTTGATCTCGTCGCGCTGATCGTGGAGGATCATGTCCAGGATGCGGGCGATCAGGGTGTCGTCTATGCGCGCTAGCGTGGCCATGCTCGTCTCCGTTGTCTGGCTTGGTAGCCTGATGCCCACCCATGATGGGGAAAATCCTTCCACATTGCAACTGGAGAAACGCCCGCCACCAGCAAATGTGGATAAATATTCCATATTCGTTGCCACACCCTTCCGTGCAATTGGCGCTGTCGGATTGACGACGGCTCGAAAGCTGCCCACGCATGGGCATCCCTGATCGGAGCCGCACCGCTTGTTCAATCAGCAGCCACAGCCGCAACCCCCTTCCATGCCGGGACCACCGTCTGGCGGGGATGCGCTTGCGCAGCTGCAGCAGGCTCTTGCCTCCGCCGGAATCAACCACGACCCCATCGATATGGACCCGATGGCCGATGCTGATCCGCAGAGCGAAGTGGCGGGCATGTTCGGCATCGAGGCGCAGGGCGGCCCGTCTGTCGGCTCAAGCGGCGCGGCCATGGACCGGGTCGCCAAGGGCAACCAGTACACCGGCGGCGAGGACGGCTTGCCCGGCTCCCGCCTGGTCGAAATGTATCAGGCCTGGATTGCCACGAAGCTGCCTGAGCTGGTCAATCAGTTGGGGTACGAGCGGTACTATCACGGCAAGCAGTTCACGCCCGAGCAGCTGGCCATCTTTGCCCGCCGGTCCCAACCGCCAACCTATTTCAACGAGCTGCGCAAGAAGGTCGATTCGTACATCGGTATCGAGCAACGCCTTCGGCGCGATCCGAAGGCTCAGCCCCGCACGCCCAAGCACGAAGGCGACTGCGATGCGGCGACGGCCGCCTTGCGCGAGGTCCACGACCAGAATCGCGCGCCGATCCTGTTTAGCGAGGCAGGCCGCGACTTCTTCGTTCGTGGCATTGGCGCTATGTGGCAAGGCGCCGAGCAAAAGGGCTTCACCAACAAGGTCGAATTGAAGAACCGGCGCATTCCGGCAATCCAGTTCATCTACGACCCGCGCTCGATGGATTGGGACTTCGCCGACGCCAAGTTCCTTGGCGAGTGGACGTGGATGGATATCGAGGACGCCGAGGAGCTTTTCGACAAGCTCGGGCGGCCCGACAGCGCCGACATGATGCGCTCGCTCTCCGGCCTTGGCGATCCGACCCGCTCGGGCGGCGTTCCAGGCGAGTGGTCCCGCGTCAAGTCAGAGTGGTGGTCGTCGGTCCTTGGCCGCGTCCGCATCGTGCACCTGTACTATCGGTACAAGGGCCAGTGGCGGTGCTGCTACTTCTGCGGCGCGATCAAGCTTTACGACGAGCCTTCGCTCTACGTCGATGAAGACGGCGAGACCTACTGCCCTATCATCGCTTCCTCGTGCAACGTCGACGAGGGCGGCGAGCGCTACGGCGTCGTCAAGGACCTGATCCCCATTCAGGACGCCATCAACGCCCGCCACTCGCGTCTGCTGTGGATGATGTCCGTCCGGCAGATCATCGCGGATAAGGGCGCCGTTGACGACGTGAACCACGCCCGCGAGCAAGCCAAGCGCCCAGACGGCGTGATCATGCTGAACCCCAGGGGCAAGGACGGCATCGACAAGAAGTTCCAAATCGTCACGCTCGATTCGGAGATCGCCGGGCAGGCGAAGCTCTTGGAGGTCGCTGTCTCGCAGATGGCGAACTACGGGCCGAACCCCGCCATGATGGGCGAGGGTCAGGGTACCGAGTCGCAGTCTGGCCGTGCGATCCTGGCAAAGCAGAATGCCGGCATGACGGAAATGTCGCCGATCTTCGAGCGCCACCGCGAGTTCAAGATCACCAGCTACCGCCGCAACTGGCTTCTCGTGCGCCAGTTCTGGACCCAAGAGCTATGGTTCTCCGTCACCGACGACGACAAGGGCTTCAAGTTCATCGGCATCAACCAGCCGGTGCAGGACCCCCAGACCGGCCAGATGACGATCCGGAACGACGTTGCTCAAATGGACGTCAATATCATCATCGAGGAAGGCCCCGACACCGTCACCATGAACGAGGAGCTTATGGACAAGCTCGCTCAAATGGGGCCGACCGCGCTGACCCCGATGGGTAAGATCCTGATCACGCTCTCCGGCGTGCCGAACAAAGACCGGCTGTTTGCTCTCATCGATGAGGCAACCGCGCCCAATCCGCAAGCCGTCGCCATGCAGGCGAAAATGGCCGAACTCGAAGCGCTGCTTGCTGCCGCCAAGGTCGACAGCGAGATTGCCAAGGGCGAGAAGACGCGCGCCGACGCCATGGCGCAGCTGGTCGCCTCGATGGCCACGCCGCAGATGTTCCAGGAGTTCCCGATCGTCTGGGGATCGCCCACCATCGTCTCGCAGATGGGCGGCCCCGGAAACCCGAACTCAACCATGAATGCCTTTATGAACCCCGTGGGCGTGGCCCTTCCTGGCGCCCCGGGAATGCCGCCAGGTGGTCCTGCACCGCCATCTGGCGGCCCTCCATTGCCGCGGGCGGCTATGCCCCCGCCCCCACCCGTTCTTCCCGGCCAGGCGCCGCGCCTTGGCCAACCCGGCGGCATGCCTGTTCCGCCCCAGGATGGCCCTGGCGCGCCTGGACCCGCACTCGCAACCCGATAGGAGCATTCCATGCAGCCCCCCCTCAAAGGCCAGCCGACGAAGCCCAAGCCCATGGTTGGACCCCCCGCTGGCGAAGGCGTCGGCAATCCCGGCGGGCCGCCCGACAACGACGACCAGCGCATGCGTGGCGGCAAGGCCAAGATGAAGGGCCTCCGCCTGCCGGCGCCGTCCGTCTCGCCCGTCGACAACGCCTTCCGCAAGCCGTCGCCGGGGGCGGGTCCAAGCGCGGCGCCACCGACGATTCCTGGCAAGTAGCCGTGGCAGACGCGAATGCCTTCTTTGGCCCGCGGAGCGATGACGAGCAGTACGAAAGCTCCGCGACGCTGCCCTTTCCGCTCAGCCTCTTGTTTTAAGGGTGAGCGGGATCTGATGGCGTCAAGGACTTTGCCGGACGGCTCTCCTCCCCCCGGCGACGAAGAGCGTCCATAAGGTCGTCTCGCGTCAACGCCTGAAAGCCTTCGTGCTGGCGATCCGTCATGGCCAGGAGCGTAGCGGCAGCGGAGCACTCTCCGGCACCGCTCAGGTATGTTGCCGCATCCTGGCGGACCATGAACATGATTTCCACGACGGCTCTATCGATCGCCGCCAGCATCACGTCGTCGGCGTCCAGCCGCGCTTTGTGCACGACAAGGCGCGTATAGGTTCGGATGTCGGACATACTCATGTCGGTGCTCCGTTGCTGGGGTCGTCATTGTAGTACGGCGGCCGGGCGCAGGCTACCCTTGCGGATCGGACCACGCGTTGACCGGCGCTCGCGGGTAGCCCTCTCCAGCCCACCTCATGATCACCGCGTGCTGGCCGTGGTGGCACGTCGAAAGGTCGTCGCTCAACTCCCAGCCGACGCTCTCGTAATCGGCTACCCGCGTGTGCGGCACAAACCGCAGCCAAGTGAAGCCATCTGTCGGCATGTCAGTCTTCCTCGAAAACGTACGGTTGATTTGTGCGGTTCAACACCTGCCGCGCCTCGATGATCGTGGTCATTTGCCGGATCAGATCGTCTAGGTTCTCGTTCTCTTGCTGCAGCTTGGCCACCGTCTTTGCGATGGCAGCCTTCTGCGTGTCGATGCGGTCGGCTAGATCGTCCATCGACTCAAACTCGATCCCGTTGGCTGCCTCCGGCGGCGCTGGGTCCGGCGCGAGACGCCTGGTCACAAGGTTCGGCATCCTCATGGGCTGGCACCGATCGGCTGCTCTCGGTTGCGCCGCTCAATCTCGCGAAGGCCTTCTTTGATCATGGTCTTGGGCAGGGAATTCGGACGCAGTCCCTCCAGGTGCCTCTGTCGGGCCTTGACGTGGGCATCGTAGCGCGGCCCGTTCGAGCGGTGCCAGTTGCAATGGGCGCAGGCCATGCGGATGTTCTCGATCGTGGTGCGCCCGCCCTTCGACCGTTCGATGATGTGGTCGGCCGTCGCCTCATCGGGCGGAACCGGCTGCTGACACCAGAAGCAGCACGCCCCCTGCTGCCGATACCAAAACTCTCTGATCCTCTTGATCTTCTTCTGCTCAACCGTGCACATTATGCTGCCCTCCTAAATCCTGGCTCCCTCATGATCCCGCTCAGCCCGGCGACCTTCTCGGTTAAGCTTTCCGGGATCTCGACTTGCATTTCGGCTCGCGTCATCGCGACATAGAACAGCCGTAGTTCTTCATCGAATTTTCCGGCGGCGAAGTTTGCTCGCGATGCCTCTCCGTCGATGGTCACGTTGCGCAGGAAATCGTCTTCGAGCCGGACCTTGCCCCACTCGCGGCCCTTGGATTTGTGCCCGGTGCTCATGATCACGTTGGCGTTGGCTTCGCTTGTCGGGAGCCCCGTCAGGGCCTTACGCAGCCCATCGACGCCATGCTGGTCGATCAGCCGGACCCAGCGGCGCAGTTCCTGGCCGTCTTCGCGCTCGCTGGCCTCCTGAACCTCACCCCAGTGGGAGAACCCGAACAGTTCGAGCGGGTACTCTACCGGCTGGCCGCGCATCAGCTTCTCGCTGCCGTCGACCATGGCGAGGATATCATTCACTCCGCCCACTACCATCGGCCGCAAGCCGGTTTGGATGTAGTCGATCAGGGCCTCGATCAAGCGGCCATTCGTGCGGAACAACTCCGCGTCGGGAAGCTCCACCGGCCCGACCATGCTTGCCATGTTCGGGTTGCCGCGCAAGGGCAGCGTTTCGCCCAGCAGCCGCAGCACGTCGGTCGCTTCGTCGGCGATGGCTTGCCCGAAGCGGAACGACATCGAGAGCCGCGCTTCTTGCTCGCATGGGAGTTCCTTCATCGCGTTCATCGCCCCGCGCCATTGATAGATGGAGTTGTGCGTCACGAAGCCGTTTGCGATGTAGGTTTTGACGTTGGCAACCTCGATCGAGTAGACGATGCCGCTAAACGGGATGCGCTCGACTTTGATGGGAGCCATATCCGGGCGCCCGTGCCCACGCTCTGAGCCACTGATGAAGTTCATTCCATCCATAAGATTGCAGGCGTGGATTTCGGTGACTCGGCGATTTTTCAGGTTTGCCGCGCCCTTCCTCCAGATTGGGTATTCGAGATGCCGGCCATGGGCATTTAGAGCAGCGATGGCATTGTGCGTGAGATCGCCCAACGCGGAAAATACGGCGTCTATGTATGCCTGATCGCCGTTGCGATTGGCGGATCTGGACTTTGCCATGCTGTCTTTGAACATGATAACTGGAAGTCCGAATTTTGCAGCCGTGACCGCCTCTGCGATGCGCGCCTCCCGATCACTGTCGTGAATACTGAGAACCCACACTTTCTCAGCGCCCTCGTTAGATGCTCGGGCCATGAATCCGAGTTGCCCATGCTGGGATGTGTAGCCAGCCTGTGATTTACCGATCCGGAACGAACCTCCTTTTCGCATCAAATAGACGACGTGCTTGCCTTTTAGGCCGCCATTGATCTTGACGACGCATCGGTGGTTTGGCGTGAAGTCGATGACCTTTCCTCCAACAAAAACGCGGACGAGGTTGCCTGAAAATTGACGGCTAGCCACCCTGGTGACGAGGTCGCCGTCGGCCCGCAGATGCCGCCCGCTGATGTTGTACGAGACGACGCGATCGCCTCTCTTGATCCGCTCGATCGGCACGCTCTCCCATTCCGCACGTGCAGAAGTCGCGCCCTTGGCCTTGGCTCCACTGGTCGATTTCTTCGTGACAACGGCCACCATCGTGCCCGCCGGTTGGCATTGGTGCGCATCGCCGACACACGCAGTCTGGGCCTGCTGATTTTTTAAAATCCCGAGCACGACTGGATTCGTATCCTGAGCCTCGTCGAGCACCAGGAAGTCGCACGGGATCTCCGGCCGCTTCATCGCCCATGCCTTCAGGTATCCGTCGTGCCCAAGCGGCAATTCGTGCCTGGGGTCGATCATCTTCTCCCAAACGTCGCGGGCGTCCTTGGCGATGCGGAAGGCCACCTGCTTGGCCAGATCATCGGTCAACGTGGAAAGCTTGCCGTCGAGCGGAACGTCGAACCACATCACCTGGGGGCGGTCGGAGCGCATCCAGCGCTTTAGGGTTTCTACGATCAGAAAGGCGTGCTGGCGGCCACGAACCACCATGCCAGCCCCGTAGTCCTGCGAGTTGATGCGGAGCTTGGCGGCGACGAATCCGCCGTTCAGCGATCCCGTCAGCTTCTCGGTGGAGTAGGCGTCCCGCATGGAGCGGAAAGCCATCCCGTGCGTCGTCTGGCACGAAACGTTGCGAGGGAAGCTCTTGGCCGCGTCCTCCGCGATGCTCTTGTTGAAGCACATCATCACCCCGGCACGCGAGGTCGATCGGGATAGCAGCTTCATCGTGCTGGTCTTGCCCGAACCCGCAAAGGCTCCGATGCGCAGGCTCTTGCCGGTGGCGAATTTTTCGAGCGCTTCGCTCTGCTCTTTCGTTGGCGTCATGGTCGATCCCCTTGGTTAGGTGCCTGGTGGCGACCCGACCATTACTCGAATGTGGAAATATTTTCCATATCTATTCCGCCACTCTGTCGCTTTTTCCACTCTCGTCGGATTGACGCTGCTCTCTCGCGCTGATTTTGCTCAGCTATGCCGCGTTTCTGGCAGATGTTTCACATGAAACAATTTTCCGTTTTGTTGGGTTCCGCGTTCCACCCGGTCGGCTCCGGGTGTCTGGATGTAATGCGTCGCCGATCCGGGCTGGCCTCACGACACGAGGCTCCGCGCCGCTTGAGCGGGCTCCCCCAAGCAAGACGGCACCCCGCCGAGAAGGGGCAAAACTTGACGTGATCGACGCAACGAAAGGCGCGAGAAATGACCGGAACTGCCACCGTCCCCTCGGTTGAAGCTTCACAGGCGGCCCTTGTGGCTGCTTTTGGCGGCGACAACCTCCCAGCTGGCCACCAGAGTGGCCCTTCACCGACCCCCGATGACAACTACGGCGCATTTGGCGCTCCCGCTGGCCAGCAGGAGTACGAAGGCCAACCGCAGGGACAACAGGGGGCGCCGTCGCAAGAGCAGGGTGGTGACCAAGGCCTAGTCCCGTCGTTTCGTCTCCGTGAAGCAACCGAGCGCGCACGTACTGCAGAGACGCAGTCTCAGCAGCTACTTGCCGCGCTCAACCAGCAGGCGGCTCAAATTGCCGAACTGCGGGGCTTCGTTCAGGGGGCCGCACAGGGGCAGCAACCGGCACCAGCCGCTGCACCGGACTTCCAGATCCCGGACGTCATCCAGGACCCGCTCGGGTACGCCCGAACCATCCAGGCTGTCGTTCGGCAAGTAGCTGAAAGCACGATCGTTGGCATGCTTGGGCAGGCCCGCGGTGAGATCGTAAACCTCAAGCTCGATATGTCCGACTCCATCGCGGAGGCGGTCTATGGGCGCGATCTCATCAAGGCAGCAACGCATGCCGCGGTGGCGGCTGGTCTCAAAGACTCGTTCATGGCGCGGCCTAATCCCGTCGTCGCGGCGTGTCAGTGGTACCAGACGCAGGTCACAACGCAGAAATATGGCGGCTCCCCCGACGCGGTGCGTCAGGCGGTGTTCCAGGAATTGCTGCAGGACCCGAACGCTCTCGCTCAGCTGGTCGCTTCGGCCCAAGGCAAACCACCGCAGCAGCGCGCTCCGGCCGGTCAGCAGCCCCCCACCAATCCGCCGCGCTTGCCGCCATCGTTCGGGGGCGTACCCCGCACCGGAACGCTGCCGGCAGCACCGCCGCCTGACACCAAGGCTTCCCTGGCCACCATGTTCGATCAGCGCAAGAACGCGCGGCTCGGCGTGGACCAGGGGCAGCGTCAGACGGCCTAATCTGAACCGCTTAGGGGAGCACCCATTCTATGTCTTACGCAGTAGGCTACGGCACTGAATCCTTGAACCCGTCAGGCTTCAATCTGCCGCTGTTCAAAACGACGTATATGACTGAATACGTTCGTACAAATCGCTTTAACAAGTATATGGGCATGGACGCCACCATGCCCATTCAGATCGACGTGCAGCTGAAGAAGGGTGGTCAAAATATCACCTTCCCGATCATGGGCCGTCTGCAGAAGCGCGGCGTTGCTGGCAACATGCCGCTCGCGGGCCGTGAAGAAGACCTGGCGCGGTTCTCGCACAACGTCACGGTTGAGTACTTCCGTAACGGCGTGCTGCTCACCGAACGCGACGAGCATATGACCTTCGCCAAGGCGCTGCCGCAGGTTCGGCCGCACTTGATGACCTGGTCGAAGGAGCAGCTTCGCGACGCGATTATCGACGCGATGTTCTCCGTCTCTCCCGGCGTCACCATCCTGCCGTCGCTGGTCAACCCGGATGCGACGCAGGTGCTCCCGGGCGATCCGGCCCCGGTCATTATCTCGAGCCAGGCCTCTCCCGCCCAGCTCAACACCTGGACCACGAACAACGCCGACCGCATCGTGTTCGGTGGCGCTTCGACCAACCTTGCCGCCGGCAATTTCGCGACCTCGATCGGCAACGTGAACGCGGCGACCGATATGTTCGGCGCCCACATTGTCGACCGCATGAAGATGGCGGCCGAACTGGCCAACCCGCACATGACGCCCATCGAGATCGGTGACGACGGCGAGGAATATTGGGTGATCTTCTGCGATCCCTTTACCTTCGCTCAGGCGCAGTACGATCCCGACATTCTGGCGTTCAATCAGAACGCGCGGGCTCGTGAGGGCTCGGGTTGGAACAAGAACCCGATGCGCACCGGCGGCGACCTGGAATGGAACGGGTGCATCATCCGTAAGATCCAGGAAATGACCCCGATCGGTGCCGGCACCATCCCCGGCGTTGCCGGTGCCTACGGCCGCGCCATCCTGGTCGGCGCGCAGGCCATCGCGGTCGGTCTTGGCATGGATGCCGACTTCCGCGAACGCAAGGACGACGACTACGGGCACCTGAAAGGCATCGGAATCACGGAATGCCGCGGGTGCAATAAATTCCAGCGCAACATGCAGGGCGGAAACTATATCGACAATAGCTGTGTAACTGCCTTTGTTAAGCTTGGCTAACCCCCAATAGGAATATACATTGTGTTCTCCTGATTTAAGAAGGAGGCCACAATGGCAAGATCGATACCAGACATGATTGGTCGCCGCTTCGGGCGCTTAACGGTCGAAGCGGCGGCTCCCAAGGCTCCAGACGGAAAGGCGCGTTGGCTGGTGCGGTGTGAGTGCGGCGGGGCAAAGGAGGTTCGTCACTCAAACCTGCCTAGGTCGGTAAGCTGTGGATGTGATCTGTTCGATCGCAACAGTGCGGCTCACACGGTTCATGGCCATGGTCGCAAGGGTAAGCGCACTTCTGAGTACAACACGTGGCTTGGCATGATTGCCCGGTGTCACAACCTTAATAGTAAGGATTACGGGAGATATGGCGGTCGCGGAATCAAGGTGTGTCCAGAGTGGCATGGGCCGGAAGGCTTCCAGCGATTCATCGACCACATTGGTCCTAAGCCAGGACCTGGTTACTCGGTGGACCGCAGCGATAACTCGCGCGGGTACGAGCCAGGTAACGTATCGTGGTCAACGCCTAATGGGCAGGCCATCAACCGCCGGTCGTCTCGCGTCCTTCAGTATCAAGGCAAGTCGCAGACGATCGCGGCTTGGGCTCGTGAAATTGGCGTTTCTCAAGCCGTTATATCGTTGCGTTTGAAGGCGGGCTGGCAAGTAGCGCGAGCCCTTACGGAACCGGCGGGTCCAACTGGACCCAAGCCTAAAAAGGAGCGGTCACTCCCATGACGAACCAAACCACTGTTACCTACGTCGGCATTGCTGGCGATCGAAGCACGCCCCCCGAGGTTCAAACGCTCGGGCATCACTTCAAACTGAACGTGCCGCTACCCGTTCCGGGTGGCGCTGGCGATCCCATCATCGAGAAGCTTCGCCGCAATCCGTCGTTCAAGGTCGACGGCCTGCCGCCCATCGACATCGCCCAAGAGAACCAGCAAATTCTTGCATCCGCCCGCACCCGTGTCAGCACGGCGGATGCCGACTTCAACCGCCGCATCAGCGAGGCGCGTCAGGCCGCTCAGGCGAAAACGTCCGCGCTGGTCGGCGATGCGCTCGCGACCCATAATGCGGCAGAGGCCAGGCGCCTTTCCGAGGAGCAGGAGCGCGCGAAGAAGCGAGCCGAGCTTACGCAGGCGCAGCTGGCCTCGTCTCAGGCCATCCAGCAGCCCAAGGCGCCGACGCCCGTCCCTGATGTGCGTCCGGTTGCTCCACAGGTAGCGGCGGCATCGATACCGGAGCCGGACCCCGCGCCGGTTAAGGCGCCCGCAGTCCCCAACCAGAAGAAGAAGTGAGGTAGCCCATGGCCGGTCCCATCCGTACGCCAGCCGAGCTTGCTCTGCGGGTGGCGACCAGCATGAACCTCCTCCGCCCGGGGGAGGATTTGCCTGTTTCGATGCAATCGCAGATCGAGCAGGCATATGAGGAGCAGTACGCAGAGTTGCTGGAGGACCGGCTTGCGTACTGGCCTCAAGAGGAGATCCCGCTGGCCGTGTTCCAGCGCGTCGCATGGCTAGTCGCCATTCAGGTCGCGCCCGCATTCGGCGCGTTGCCCGTCCTGCTTTTGGCGCTCGCGACCCCGGATGCCGACGTTGGGCGCGATACGATCCGGCGCTGGCTCAGGGATCACGTGAGCAAGGATGCCACGTACGAGACGTTGAGGGGAGAGTTTTTGTAATGCCGAATGGGCCCGCGAGCGTGGCATCCGCATGGGTACTCTTTGGCATCGCGTTAGTGCCGGGTGGTCTACGGATCGAGCCCTGACTGAACCAGTGAGGATACGGTAATGGAAGGCATCGCTCCCATCCCGCTAAGTTTCGGCCTCAGTTCAAACAGAGGTCGATTTTTGTTGGATAATAGTTGCAGCGTTGAGAATGCCTATGCCGAGCCGCTGGGCAAGAACGCGAAGAACCCGGTTGCCCTCTATGCGGCTCCCGGCCTCAACCCCACCGGCATGCCGTTGCTGCCAACGGGGCCTTACCGGGGCTCGAAGAAGATCGGCAACGTGCTCTATGTCGTGTCTGGCCAAGCGCTCTATGCGATCAATCCGAACTGGAGCTTCCGAGAGGTAGGAATCCTGCCGGGCTTCGACCATGTGCGGTTTGCCCTGAACCGGCTGGCAGTGCCGGACGTCGTCATCGTGAGCGAGGGGCTGGTCTGGTATCTCAAGAATGGCGTGCTGACGCAGTACGTTTCCGACGCCCTGCCGCCCCCGGTCGACGTGGCGTTTGTGCGCGGCCGTTTCGTGTACGTGCACTCGGATGGCCGGTTTACCTACTCCGACATCAACTCAATGAACGTTGGCGGCCTATCGTTCTACAACGACGAGGGTGCCCCTGACGGCATCGTCGGGATCTGGACCCGCCGCGCCGAGGTCTGGCTTATCGGTGCGACCTCGGTTGAGGTGTGGTCGCCGACCGACAACACCGACGACCCCTTCTCGCGTCAGGGCGGTGGCTCCCGCCCCTATGGCACCTATTCCGCGGCCTCGATTGCAGAAGTGAAGGACCGCATCTTCTGGGTCGACAACGAGAATAACGTGCGCATGGCGCAGGGTTACGAGCCGGTCGATATTTCGACGCCCTTCGTGTCGCGCATGATCGAAGCCGAGCCCGACAAGTCGTCTCTCGTGGCGCAGGCCTACACGCTCGCGGGTCAGGCCTATTACGAGGTCAGCGGGTCGTCGTTCACCCTGCGCTACAGCCTCGAAACCCAGCAATGGACCGAGCGCAAGACGCACCTGCGCAACCGCTGGCGTGGCGTTGGCGCCGTCGAGTTCGGCGGGAAGCTCGTTGTCGGCGATATCGCGACGGGGCAGCTTTACGCGCTCGACAAGGACTACGGCTACGACGGCGACGAGCCGCTCGTGATGCGCCTCGTTACGAACATCGACCACCCCTGGCCGGCTCCGCTTACCATCTACTCGCTGCACGCCGACATCATTACCGCAGTTGGCCAGAATACCGGCAAGGGTGAGATTGACGAGCCGGTGGTGATGCTCAGATTGAGCGAAGACGGCGGCCGGACTTGGTTTGGCCCGGTCCCCCAAAGCCTAGGACGATCTGGCCAGACACGCCGGGTCATCTGGAGGCAGCTTGGGACTTGGCAACGGGCGGGGTGCACGGTCGAGCTTTCCATTCCAGCCCCCGTCGCGCGGTGCGTGATGGCGGCTCTTGTGAACGGGCAACCGGGAGTTTCGTGAGGCAGCGGGCAGATGAACTATTTGGGGCAGATCAAGCAGTTCGAGGGGTTTGCGCCCCGCGCGCAGTGGGACTATGCCCAGAACTCAAACGGCTACGGCACCAAGGCCCGCTACCCTGGCGAGGTCATTGATCGCGCCGAGGCCGAGCGTCGCTTCCAGGCCGAGATCGCGAATGCCCGATCTTCTGTCGAGCGCTTCGCTCCCAACGCCCCCGAGGGGGTTAAGCAGGCGCTGACCTCACTGACCTACAACTCCGGCACCAAGTGGACGAATGGCGGCCTCGGGCAGGCCGTTCAGTCGGGTGACTACGATGCCGCTCGACAGCGCTTCCTCCAATACGACAAGGCCGGAGGCGATGTGCTGCCGGGCTTGCATAATCGCCGCGTGGCTGAGGCCTCTTGGTTCAGCAACCCAACCTCTGGAGGAACGGGCATGGACCCCGAAGCGCTGCTTAGCCTTGGCGACATCAGCAACGTGGGACAAAGCACCGTCGCTTCCGATGGCACGCTGCCGACGCTGTCCTTGCCGACCTACGGCAACTCGCCTTCGCCCGAGACGCTGCCTTGGCAGAACGGCGGCCAGACGCAGGCTGACAATGCGTTCCGATCTCCGTCATCGAGCGACCCGAAGAAGCAGCAGAAGCCGCTGCCGCTGGCGCAGCAGCCCTCGTCGCCAATCTATCAGATGCAGAACCAGACGGCTGCCGCGCCGAACTTCTCCGCATTCACCCAGCGAGGCCCCTATGGCTAATCCGACCTCCGCCGCACTTGCGCGGGGCACCCGCCTTGTGGTTCCCAACGACCTCAAGGTGACCGGGCCAGACGGCAATCTCAATCAGGCGTGGCTCGGACTTTTCACCCGCATGGCCACCACGATCAACACGCTCAGCGATCAGGTCGCCGCTCTGCAAAAGAAGGTAGGGTGAGCCATGGGCCTGTTCGACGCATTTTTTGGCAGCAACGCGGCCAGCGACGCCGCGGCCCAGCAGTCGGCTGGCTATCAGCAAGCTGCCGGCGATTATCAGAAGGGCTTCGATGCCAACCAGGGCACGATCAAGGACACATCGGCAAAGGCCCTAAACTACCTCGACAACGGATTTTCGAACTACCGCGGAACGATGCAGCCCGTCGCCGATACCGGTCAGACGGCCTTCACCAACTATGCCAACCTTTCGGGCGCGAACGGCTCGGGTGCGCAATCGACCGCGCAGACAGCGATGATGCAATCGCCGATCTTCCAGGCCGGCAACAAATACGCCATGGATTCGACCACCGCACAGTACGGCGACGGCAAGCTCGGGTCTGGCGCCGAGGCTCGCGCGCTGCAAGACAACGCCAACCGCTACGGCCAGCAATACACGACCGCACAGCTGCAAGGCATGGCGCCGATCGTGAACGCCGGGCTTGACGCGACGAAGGGGATAGCGGGCTCATATACCAGCCAGGGCGGCGCTGACGCCACGAACCAATGGACGACGGGTAATGCCTTCATCGGCAACCAGAACAACCTGACCGGCGGCCTGGCTAGCTCCCATATCGGCTCCGCGAACGCGCAGGCTGCGGGAACGATCAACAGCGCGAATGCCTTCATGGGCGGCCTCGGTGACTTTGCCAGCGGCCTTGGTGGTTCGAGCGGCGGCAGCAACCCAGCCTCGTTCCTTGCGGCGTTTCTATGAGGGATGTGAACCATGGGTGACATCAGCACGGATTGGCACGCTGGCCCCACCGTCGGCACGATCCAACCTTCCAACGCCGCTCAAAACTTCAACTCCGCCTTCAACGCCTCGCAGGCGAATGACCGTGCCAACCACGCAGACAGCCGCGCGCAAGTGCAGGCCGACCGCGAGGCCGAAGTCTACGCCAACACGAAGGAGGCCGGGCGCCTCGCTTCCAAGGGTGACTTCTCGGGCGCCCAAAACGCGCTGTTCTCCGGAGGTCAGCTTGACGCTGGCTTCGGCGTTGCCGCCAAGAGCAGCGAGCGGCAGAACCAGTGGGCTGGCGTCGTCTCGCGCGCCGCGAACCCGGACGAGTACCAGTTCGCGCTACAGCGCGCTCAGGCAGCCGGTGTCGACCCGTCGACGTTCCAGCAGCCCGGCGAGGACTGGCAGACGGGGCAGAAGCGCGCGCAGATGCTATCGAACTATGAGATTCAAAAGCAGGCGCTCGAAAAGGGCCGCGCCGATATCGGCGAGACCAATGCAAAGGCCCTGAAGGAAAACCCGATCCTCGCGCAGGCCCTCAAGACACAGGGCTTGGCCGCGATGGGCGTGAACGTGCCCCCGAACCAGAACCAAGCCTACCTCGACAACCTTTTGCGGTCGCAGGGCGCCCCTTCCGGCGTGCCTGGTGCGTCCGTTGTACGCCCGCCAGCAACCGCGCAGGCCTCGGGTGTTCCCGGCATCACGCTCGCGCCAACCGGGTCTGCAACGAGCCCGTTCCCGCCGGACCCAACCCCACCTGGATCGACGACGGCCATCGGCGGCGCGATTGCGCCAGGTCGCGGCCAACGCCCGCCCGCCATCACTGAGGCCGGCCGCATGGCCATGATCGGAGATGCCTACGGGATGCACCCCGACGTGATCAACACGGTTACGGCCTACCAGAAGGCCAAGGACGTCAACGCGGCCAAAAAGGACGGCGACATTGAGATCGAGCAGGTCCACGGCGGCGAGCAGGTTGCCGTGCTTCAAAGCTTGAAGCGTATTCTCGCCGAGGCTCCCCCCGATGTCGCCAACGCGGCAGTCGGCTATATCGCATCGAATCCGAATTATCAGGCCGTCATGGAGAAGCTCGGGGGCACTCGAGCCGCTGAAGCGCGTCAGCTTGGGCTCCGCCTGCAGCACCAGCTTGAAGTGCTGCAGATGGCGTCACGTGGTTCTGGCGGCTCCGATACGTCGCAGGCCATCGCCGGTCGCGCAGCGGGCCTGTTCATGACCGCGTCGAACCGGGATAAAGCGGCGCAGGTGCTCGATGATGCTATAGAAAGCTTCTCGCTGACCCACCACTTGACGACCCAAAATTATCAGGGCGTCCATCAGCTGGCGCATCCTGGCGCACCAGCCTCGCCTGCAGCCCCCGCAGGCGAGGCAAAGGCCTATGCCGGCCCCGGCGGCTTTACCAACGCCCGCAAGGACGACAAGGGCAATACCATCGTCGACTGGAGCCCAGGCCAGGCCGCACCTGCCCCAACGGCAGGCGCCACCACCGCTCCCGGCCCGGCGCCACCTGCCGCAGACCCGACCGCAGCGTTCACGCGCGGCGCCGACCGAAGCAAGATGACGACCGTGCAACGCAAAATACATGAACTCATGTACGGCGCTCAGGGGCAACAACCCGTCCGGGCTGAAGGAACCCTTGAGCGATGAGGGTCAACCTGGAGGATATCCATCCGAACTCGAGCTTTGCTAAGCGCATCAAGACTGCGCTGGGTGACATCACGCGCATGCCGAAGAAGCCCCGCCGGCACGAAGAAGACGACTTGCAAATCGCCGTTATGCGCTTCGTCGCGGCTGCTGTGCGCAAGGACGTGCTTGTGTTCCATCCTGCCAATGGAGGGGCCAGATCCAAGGCGCAGGGCGCTCGCTTCAAGGCCATGGGCGTTGTTGCTGGCATTCCGGACCTCGTCATTATCATCAACGGTCGCGCGCATGGCATCGAGCTTAAAACCACCAAGGGGCGAGTCTCGGATGTCCAGTGGGATGTTGCCGAGCTCTGGGTGCAGGCAGGCGGCGTCTATGCTCTCGCTCGCTCAGTTGAAGACGTGCGCATCCTGCTAAAGGGCTGGGGGGCGCTCAAATGACCATCACCGTCAACGGGCCGAACGGTCTCACCATCAACTTCCCCGACAACACCGATACCGACACCATCCACGAGGTCATGTCGCATGCCAGCGGCCTCGGGGCACCTGCCCAGCCCAAGGTCGGCATGCTGGAGACCGTTGGACGTGCCGCCGCCGACACGGGCTCCTTCGGGCTCGCCAACGGCGCGCTTGGCCGCGAACGCCTGAACGCCGGCCGCGATCAGAACCCCTGGAGTGCGTTTGCTGGCGATGCGCTGGGTGTGATTGGGCAGGGCGCCGCACTTGCGTCCGTCCCCGAGGTCGCTGGACCCGCGGCGCTCGCGCGCTACGCCAACCCGGTCCGTGCGGCCGCCCGCACGGCCCTCCTGCCGAACCTGGAGGCGAACACGCTTGGTCAGGTCGCCCGTACCAGCGCCAAAGTCGGAGGCGCTCAAGGGCTTGCCCACGGCATCGGCGACACGATCACGAACCCCGACAAGACGCTCGCCGACATCCCAGGCCAAGCGTTCAGCGAGGGCGTCACGGGGGCCGCAACCGGCGCCATCCTCGGGCCCGTCATCCACAACGGCGTGCGGCTCACCAACTGGGCTTACCACAAGGTTTTACCCGGCGCCGATCAAGCGCTCGCCGACTTCCGCAACCCGGGTGGCGCCGCGACCGATTCCGTCATGCGCGCCATGGACTACGACGGCGTCACGCCATCGCAAATGGCAGAGCGCGTCAACGTGCAGCCGCCCCGGAACTCGGGCCTGCGCCCGGAGGAGGCGCGCGACATCGCCGACCGCTTGCAGGCAGGAGAGGACCCGGCCGCCATCCATGCCGACTACGCACAACGCTCGGCGTCCGTGCGCCCCGAGCACGTCGCCGACATCGGCGCGCAGGACCAGGCGATCCGCGCGCAGTACGATAACCTGAACCCGTTGGAGGCCATCAAGGCCGGTCCCGTGCGGCAGAGCACACGCCTGCCAGCGGAGGTTCCGGTTCAGGCGCCCGTTCATATAGACCCGGCCACGGGCAACCCGCTCTACACGATGCACGGGGATGTCGCGAACCTGATCGCTGACCGCTTAGCCCAAGGGGAGAGCCCGGCCCAGGTAGCGAGCCGGATGCGGGCGATTCCGGTCGATCCAGCGAACCCCAACGCTCCACTGATCGACCGCTCCCACGTCGACGCCATTGCCGGGCAGACCGACGCAGTCGCTTCGCGCGCTAATCGCCTTGCTGCCGCCAACGTGCTCGCGCGCCAGACCGTGGAGATGCGCCCCGAGGTCCGCACAGCCACCAACATGGAGCGCGTCGCCCGCGATGCAGCTCGCCAGGATGGTGCAGGAGCCGACGAGGCCCGTGCCGCTTTCATGGAGCGCAAGGACCAACTCGGGCAGCAAGTCGCCGACCGCGTTGAGACGGCACTTGGTTCGCAGGACCGCATGGGTGACCAGAGGGCGCTCGGGTCCCGTCTGGACGCCGCCAAGCAGGCATACAACGACGCGACAGCCCGTGAGCCGATGGTCAACGTTCCGAGCTTCGGCGGGATGGAAACGAACCCCGTCTTCAGGCGGGCACTAGAGTACGCGGCAAATGCCGAGCAGATCCGCAACGGCGGTGCCGGCCGGCCGGCGTGGCGCCCGTCTGACGGCACCGCCTCGACCGAGGGACAGCAGTACCTAACGCCGCGCCAGCTCGTGGACATCCACCACGACCTGGTGCTTAACTCAAAGCCGCAGATGGGCCAGGACCCGAGCATCGCCCTGCAGGCCCGCCAGCTGAAGGAGTGGTTCTCCGGCCAGGCCGATCAGCTCCTCGCCCCCCACCATGAGCTGCGGACCAATTTCGCGCGCATCCGCGGCATCATGGACGCGACCGAACAGGGAGCAAGCCTCCCCGTCACAGCAGGCGACCGCAACCACCCGAGCCTGCAGTTCTATCAGCAGGCCCAGCAGCGCCTCCGCGAGACCGACCTCGACATGCGCCGCGAGACCATGCGGTTCAATGCGGCTCAGGCCCGGTTTCAAAACGGCTCAATCGCCGATCGACCTAGCCGTGCTGACCTAAACCAAGCCGAGGCGCGAGCCACCAATTCCCGAGAGATCGTCAACGAGTTCCGCTCCTCGTGGGGCGAGGCCATCGCGCAGGCGATCTACCGCGCGCCCAACGGCAACCCGTCCGGCGTCATCAATCAGCTTCTCTCTGCCGAGGGCAAAGCTCGCCTGATGACCGTGCTCGGGCGGGATGCCGGGTCCAACGTGATCAGCGCGCTCCATAACGTGAAGCTTCAAACTCAGCTCGGCAACACGCTTTATGGCAATTCCGATACCGCCTACAATATCGCCCGCATGACCAAGGGCAACGCCGCCATCAACGCGGGCGGAGCGCTCCTCCATGGCCGCTTCGGCGAGGCGGGTCAGCACTTGGTTGAAATGGTTTCCGGAGAGGCGCAGCGGCAACGCAACGACGCCACCAA